TGTAATGGACCACGCATTGATTTCCTACTTGCTGACATAATGCAAGTTCTGCGCCTGCTGCTACTGCTGCTTTTTCTATTTGTTCTGGATACACTCTAATTGTATCTTGCTTAAACATATTTGGCATTCGTCCGTTAAGTGTAAAACGATTTCTATCACCTTGTACACAATCACCACTTACCCATATATTAGGTTGACTACTCCATTTACAGCATATTTGATTATTTACAATATCTAGTTCTGCACCTGGTGCAATACTTTCTGCTGTATAAGTATTTTCTTCTTCGCTGTATAAAACAATAGGAGGTACTTCTGTGCTACCATACACATTGTAAACTTTATTTGGGCCATGTTCACGTAATTCGTCTAGCATTCCTATTGGTGTAAAATCACTTCCTGTAATAAGTGTGTTTACACTGCTGTAATCTAATGTCTGCCATTTTTTGTGTTTGTATAAAGTTTTCCAAACATTAGGTAACAACAGCGTATGTGTAGGACGGATATCATGTATACGATTTACATAATCAATTCCTTTAAAAGTTTCAATGTAAAGTTCACAATTTAATTTAAGAGCGAGATATACACTTAATACACTGAATGCAATACCACGAGGTGAATAGTAACTAAGTATTTTACTATTTTTTTCTAAATTTAAAATTTTTATATTTGCATTTACTGCTTGCTCAATAGTTTCTTTACTATGACCGATATGTTGTGGAAATCCTGTAGTGCCACTTGTACTTAGATTTAAAAATTTATCGCCTCTATAGCCATAACTATATCCACTTTGCCAGTACCAGTTGTGTAGTAGTTTTAATACATTCTGTTCCCAGTCAGGCTTATCACTAAAACAATCTACAGGATTGCTCAGTGTATAATCGCTAATCCATTGTTCAGAGATTTGTTCTCCATCTATGTAAATTTTCATGCTTTATTATAACACAATTTTAGTGTAAGTCAACCCACGCAGAACCTGTGTATCCTTGGAATTTATTATTACTTGTATTGAAAATAATCATTCCTGCTTCAGCAGTCATACTATCTCTTGCTGCAAAATTTGTACCACGGGCTTTAAAAACAGGAACTTCTAAAACACCTGCACTATTAAATTCTAAATTCATGCTTTGATTTGCTATAGGAGTTGCAGATCCTGTTCCTAGTGCAACACTAAACCCTGTTTTTACACTACTATCAGTTGAAGTAGGGGCAGTGTTTCTGTCAACAAAGAATCCAAAATGTCCTGCATCAACAAATCCTGCACCATTATAACCAAGAGCTGCAACCATAAGCATTGGATCTGATGTTTGTAATGCTGTTTTTGCTTCTGGTGTTCCTCTAAAAGCGTTGACTAATTCAGTTGCATCTCCGTCAGATATATTGAAGTTTTTAACAATACTTTCTGCATTAAACTCAATATCACTTGTGTAATCCATACCAAGTTGTAGTACACCGTTATTAGCATATATCGAAGTTGTGCTACCAACCCATGTCATAATGTCAGTTGTTCCATCCATTAGCCTGCCTTGTACAGCACCAAAGTAATTACTTTTTAAAATGTCTGCTTCTGGACCGTAGTCTTCTGTTGGTGTTAAAGTTAGCTGTGGAGTGCCATCATATGCAACTATATCGGCTTTTAAATATGCATCTGTGCGTGTAGCACCAATTCCTAAAATAGGTCCCTTTCCAGCATTATCAATATGAGAAATACCGCCTCTCATTTCCCATTGTCTATGAGATGCATGTTCGTTGTAAGCAATCAGTACGGTTGGATCTGTTTCATCTCTTTGTACAGCCATAATTTGTCCGTACAAATCTCCGGTAACGTTACCAGTAACATCACCCGTAACATTACCGTCTACATTACCAAAGTGATGTCCGGTTGTATTTCCAGTAACTTCTCCAGTAACATCGCCAACAACATTACCAATTAAGTTTCCTCTAATTGTACCTGTTGTGTTAAGAGTTCCGTAAAACGTACCAGTAATACTATCAGCTACAATTGTTGTTGCATCTATTGATTTTGTAGTATGGTTAATCATGACAACACCTTCGCTGTCATACATATTACCTTGCATGTTGCCTACCAGTAGTGCTTGTTCGCTGTTTAAAACAATATTACCATTTGTGTTACGTACATCACCTTTAATATCAGTAGTAAATAAACGTAGATCGTTATTAAAGATAGTGTTACCGGAAATATCTTCAATATCTCCTACTAATGGACCATATATTTTTCCGTTTGTTGTGTCAACTTGTAAAACACCGTCACGTGTTACAACATTGCCTTTAACTTGGCTTGTCCAGCTGTCAACGATAACTTGTTCATCAGCGCCTACAACATCAATTCTATATGCGTCACCTGGTATAATTGTCATGGTAATCCTCCGTACAAACTATTTATCAATTCTAAACTTGACAAGCTAGTTATATTATCATATAATTATAGTATGTATGATATATTTTTTATAGGTCAAAAACATTGGAGTGGCTACAAAGCCTTAAAAGAAAGATTTCCTATGGCTCGCTGTGTAGAAACGGTGCCAGAAGCAAAACAAAAAGCACTTACAAAACATTTATGGATTGTGTATAATGACGTTGATTTGGTTGATGATTGGAAATTTGATTACAAAGTAGATGAGTATAGTAAAGAATACACACATGTATTTTTGAATGAAAGATTATATTATAAAGAAGAATATTATGATGGCGTGTGTTTAATGCCGAAAGATAGTCATCACGGGCCAGGCGAATTACAAGCAAGATATTACATTAATAAAAAGTTTGTTCCTGTTGTTGCAAGCAGGCCAAAAATTGATCAGTATGATGTTGTGTTTATTAGCTATAAAGAACCTAATGCAGATGAAAATTTTGAAAAACTTCTCGAAAAAGCACCTCATGCAAAACGTGTACATGGAGTAAAAGGTATTCACCAAGCGCATATTGAAGCAGCAAAATTGTGTCAATCTAAGATGTTTTTTGTTGTCGACGGCGATGCCCAACTTACAGACTATTTTAAATTTGACACCTTTGTTCCTGAAACACATAATAAAGATGCAGTTCACGTATGGAGATCACAAAATCCAGTAAATGGATTAGTTTATGGTTACGGCGGTGTTAAGTTGTTGCCAAGGCAACAAACGCTTGATATGGATGTAAACAAGCCTGATATGACAACAAGCATTAGTAATAAATTTGTTGCTGTGCAAAAAATTTCAAACATTACTGCATTTAACACTAGTCCATTTGAAACATGGAAAGGTGCATTTAGAGAATGTGCTAAATTAAGTAGTAAAGTAATTGATAGGCAAAAGGATCAAGAAACAAATCGTAGATTAAGAACTTGGTGCACATACACAGAAGATGATGCAGAATTTGCAGAGTATGCAATTATTGGTGCTAAAGCAGGTGCAGCATATGGTGCTAGAAATCAAGGTAAACCAGACGAGCTTAAAAAGATAAATGATTTTGATTGGTTGAAAGAAAAATTTGATGCTGGAAATTTTTGAAATATTAGATAGATTTGAATTAATTCATGCTGACGATTCTCGCTTTAGTAAATTACGTAGATTATACATAGATAAAGATTACACTAGTTTATTTGAGTTAGTTGAAAAGGATGAGTTACGGCGTGCTATTTTAGAAGAAAATTGGCATAGTATATTTAGGCTTGTAACTAACAAAAGAATTATTGGCGATGTTGAAGATTTAAGGAAAGCAATTCTTGAGCAAAATATTCATAGTTTGTTTAGATTACTAGCAGGAAACGATAGTTTAAAACTTGCTATTATAGAAAAAGATGAAAATTCAATTTTTAAATGTGCTGGTAATGATGATATACGTAAACTTGTTTTAGACGATAATCTTTTTAGTTTGTTTAGATTACTTGCAGAATATTCAGATTCAACTCTTGTAAATGCACTAAAAAATTTAATTACAAACGATATAGAGTTTGATAAAGATTGTTTAAGTAGAGGTCAATTACAAAGTAAACTCTGGCTTATAGATGAACTTAAAAAATTAAATTTAGATTTAGGAATAGTTTTTTTATGTGCAGGCTGGTATGGTATTTTAGCAACTATGATGTTAGATGCAAAATTAAAAATCGATAAAATTACAACATTTGATGTAGATGAGTCTTGCGAAAAAATTGCAAACATTATTAACAAGCCTTATATTTTAAACAATTGGACATATAAACATTGCATACAAGATATACATGATATTAGATTTGATGGACATATTTACGATGTAAATAAATTTGACGGAACCCAAGAAACAATCTGGGAAACACCTAACACCGTTATAAACACAAGCACTGAGCACATTGAAAATTATCATGTATGGTATCATAAAATTCCAGAAGGAACAATTTGTATTTTGCAAGGTAATAATTATTTTGAAATACCAGAGCATGTTAATTGCTGCAACACACTAGAAGAGTTTAGCAAGTATTCGCCTATGGCACAAACTTTATATGAAGGCGAATTAAATTTAGGAAAATATACAAGGTTTATGAAAATTGGAATTAGATGATCTAAGTGTAAGACAATTACAAACGGAAAGTGCAAGAGCATTGAGTACAATGCAAGCAACAAACAATAACATATGGCAGTTTAATAAAAAAGCTCACCATAATAGTCAAAATTGGTATAAAGCTGTTATTGAATGGTATGTAGAACAATACGGAGATTTGCCAAGCAAAGTAGGCCCTGGTAAAGATGTTAAATTGGTAATGGAGAATTAAAATGAGTGATCTAAGTATCCTAATAGAAAATAAAAAGCGTTTATTAAACAATGCTGTATCTTATATGAAACAACATCATCCTGAGCGAACGCAAGAACCAGAAAAATGTTTTAGAGATTTAGGATACATTATTGATGCATTTATTCATGATGTTGAAAACAACACTAATACTAATACAATATACATTGGTAACAAATTTTGGGTAAGAGGCAAAAGACAAATTGTTAGTACCGAAGTTGAATTTGCAGTATACGATTGGATAGTAGATTTTATACAAAATCAACTAATGTGCTCAGAAGATTTTTCTAATCAAATTAGTGATTTGAAAAATACTTTAAAAACTATTATTGAAAGAGGACCAATTGAACAGCCTAATACATGGCATCGTGCAGCACAACAAAGAGTTAACACTTATAATTGGACAGACGCAGTTCCGCCAATTGATATGATAAAAGATATTATTAGTGATGTGCATAATTTTTCACCTAGCAAGCAGCGTGTCACACGTTATAGTATTGAGATATACAGAAACGACAATGAAGAAAAACGTAACAAAATTTATAGAGCTGGCGCTGCAAGTAAAAGTGAAACGGCTAGACACAACCCTCAAATGCTTGCTCCATACTTATTATTCTTTAAACCTAGAGTAATTAGTGATGATTATAGCATGACGGATTTTTATATGGATGTAGGAATTGCAACTGCTACTATAATTTATAGTGCAGCAGATAAAGGTTTATATACTGGATTATGTCGGTGTGTAAATTATCCTGATCTAATAAAGGAAGCAATTGGCTTTTTTCCAGAAATGACAATCGGTATAGGTTACAAAGATCCAGCAGAAGAATATTTCTGTCCGTATTATCAAAAAATGGTTCCAATTCCAAGAAGTGATCACGACACAAAACCAGATTTGGATGCATATGTAAGTTATGTCTGACACATTCTGTGTCTTACCTTGGATAGGTGCCAGTAGTATTACAGGTACTGGCGCTTATCGACCTTGTTGCGTATACAATCCTAGTAACGATGCTCACTGGTCTGATACAATAGAAAACAACAATAGTAAATTTGATGATTTACGAAAAGATTTGTTAAATGGAGTTCGTAGAAAAGAATGCACTACATGCTGGAACCATGAAGATTTAGGAAAATTTAGCAGACGCCAAAGTGTCAATTACAAATTTCAAGATTACATTGAAGAAATAAAAACTAATACTACAAAAACTGGTTCAACAAAAATTACTCCATTTTACTTTGATATGAAAATGAGTAGTTTGTGTAATTTAGGCTGCCGTATGTGTGCACCTGGAATAAGCAGTGTTTTAGAAGCAGAAGTTAAAAATAATCCTAATGAAAATTGGCTTAGAGAAGAATACAGATTTCCTGCAAATGTTGGCACATGGGAACAAAATGCTTTTGATCAAATTCAAAAGCAAAATGTAAAAGAATTAAAATTTACAGGCGGCGAACCTTTTGCAAATCCTAAAATTTTTGAATTTTTAGAATCATTAAAAAATAAAAAAGAAATAAGTTTAAAATTTATTACCAACGGCTTGTTATTAAAACAAAAGCATTTTAAGTTGTTAAACAAGTTTAAAGATTTACACATTAGTATAAGTTGCGACGGAATTGAAGATGTTTACGATTATATCAGATGGCCAGGTAAATGGAAAAACTTTGAAAAAGCATATAATACTATAAAAGATAATAGTAACATGAATGTTGTTTGTGTTGTTAGTGCATATAATATTTTTAAGTTAAATAACATAATTGATTATTTTGCCGATACAGAGTTTCATATGACACCTTTAATTACACCTAATTACATGTATCCTTTTGTGCAAGGTAAAAATTACAACTTAGATCCAAATAAGCACAAAGATATGCCTAGTGTTATTGCTACAAAAAAACCGTTTGACCAACATTTGTATGATATGTTTGTTGAGCAAACAAAAATAAGAGATAAATTAAGAAAACAAAATTTCTGGAATGTACAAAATTAACGAAATCCAAACATTACATTTAGAAGTTACTGAACGTTGTCAAGCAGCCTGTCCTCAGTGTGGAAGGACAGGTATAAATATCATGCAAGCAGAATTAAATTTAGAAGACTGCAAAAAATTATTTTCTCAAAGTTTTATTAAACAATTAGAAGTTATGTACATGTGTGGCAATTTTGGAGATCCTATTATTGCTCATGATACGTTGGAAATATTTGAATATTTTAAAAGTATAAATCCTAATATACATTTACGCATGGTAACCAACGGCGGTGCAAGAGATACAGCATGGTGGGAGAAAATAGCAAAAGTTGTTGATGTAGTTACATTCAGTATAGATGGACTTAATGATACAAATCATTTGTATAGAAAAAATGTAGTTTGGAACAAAGTTATTGAAAATGCACGAACTTATATTACCAATGGTGGATATGCAAGATGGGATTATTTAATATTTGATCATAACAAGCATCAAGTCAAGGACGCCGAAGCATTGGCAGACATGTTAGGATTTAAAGAGTTTGTAACCAAAGAAACAACTAGGGGTAAATCTTTACCAAAAGTTCCTAAAGGTGTAGAATGTAAAGTACAAAAAGAACGCAGTATATATGTTAGCGCCGAAGGCAAAGTTATGCCTTGTTGTTGGATAGGCAGTACAAGATATAAAAAAGAATGGCAAGATTGGGATAAGAATTTTAATGCAAAAAGGTTCTCAGATATAATAGATAATCCGTTAGAAGTTTGTAAAAGAAAATGTAGCATATATTACAAACCATATGAATCTCAATTTATAGACAGGAAGTATAATGAAGCATAATGATATTCCTAGTTTTAAAGATCCTTCAATTGACTTTAATCTTTCTAACGCAATTAAAAAATATAATCCAAAAAAAATACTTGAAGTAGGAGTTGGATTAGGTAGTAGTACTTGGAATATACTTGATAGTGTATCCAACACTATAGTTTATGCTTTAGATAAATTTGAATTTAATACAGAACCATATAGAATAGAAAAAATTAAAGAACATAAATTTTATTATGAAAAAGCAAAACAAGATAAACAAATTGTTAATGATGCATATGAACATTACAATATATTTTGCTGGTTGATTGATCAACATCAAAACCCTTGTTTTGTAATTAAACAAGATATATGGGATTTTATAGAAAATGAAAAAAACACTTTTGATTTTGTATTTTTAGATAACCAAAAACATCTGCCAGTTTTGTTAAAACAACTAGAATTTTTTGCAGATAGTGTTATTTGTGGAACTGGCTATACTAATGAACATAATAAAAAAGATGTTGACTTATTTTCTGTTGATAAAAAATTATTTGTTGATAATGATTTTTGGATTATTGACAAAAACTAAAAAGGTGTTATAATAAAACAATGTACAAGTATGAAGATATAAAAGTAGTTCATTTAGAAGTTACACAGCGTTGTCAAGCAGCATGTCCTATGTGCGATCGTAATATGAACGGTGGTGCTGATAATCCACACATTACAAATGCTGAACTAAGTTTAGAAGATTGCAAACGTATCTTCAAACCAAAATTTATTGCACAACTTAACACAATGTTCATGTGTGGTAACTTAGGTGATCCTATTGTTGCACGAGATACATTAGAAATATTCCGTTATTTTCGAGAACATAACCCTAACATGTGGTTAAGTATGAATACTAATGCAGGAGCAAAAGATGAAACATGGTGGCGTGAATTGGCCAAAGTCTTTGGCAGAATGGGTGCTGTTATTTTTAGTGTGGATGGTCTTAGTGACACTAATCATTTATACAGGCAGAATGTTGTCTGGAACAATGTAGAACGCAATATGCGGGCGTTTATTGATGCAGGCGGCAGAGCACGTTGGGATTTTCTTATTTTTCAACATAACGAACATCAAGTAGAAGAAGCAGAAGCATTAGCAAATGCGTGGGGTTGTGAACGATTTATTAAAAAGAAAAGCGGAAGATTTGTTACTAGCAATATTGTACCAAAAGAATCTCATCAAGCAGTTGATAGAAAAGGCAATGAAACTGCTAAACTTGAAAAACCTAAAGACAAAAAAAATAACAATTTAGCATTGTTAAAACAAAAAGAAATTGAGAAATCATACGGAAGCATG